TATTATCAAACTGGAGGAGATTACCAACTTTTAAACTAACATTTATGAGAGATTCTTATTATAGTGTTTTATCAAGTACTATGAATAGCATCATGAGTTTATCTAGTAGAGATTCATTTATGCAGATTGGTAAATACTACAATATTTTTGCTGTTAGAACAATCATATCATTATGTTCTAATCAAAAGATATCAGAATTATTGATGGATAATAGATATGCATATATGTCAGCTTTTTCGTTATATACAAATATTGATAAGTTATTAATAGACAAATTTGGTCCACCATATAGATGCTCATTAGAAACTTGGATTGTAGATAGATTATTTGACAGATTACCATATATACATGAATCAACTCTAGAAGGATTCAAATTTTCAAAACCAGAATATTATATGGGACAAAGATCAAAACAATCATTGGGTGGTTATGTTTCTATACCATCATTATGGGGTAATTATTTATTAAATGATATTCAAGAAGTTATGGATGAAGCATTTATATATGTTCATACAATTAAAGAACCTTCTAATGTTTTCTATGAAAACGTTAAGGCAATAAAAACAATCTTGTCCTTTCAAGATAAATATAATAAATTAGATATTATGTTTAAGACTGGATCAATGACAAATATTAATGACATAAAAAAATATTTATCTTCTGATACACAAATTGGTTTTTCTTCTGCTATTATCTTTAGGTCTGTTATTGAAACAATTAATAGAGAAAAACCAGATTTTGAAAAATATATTCACGAAATAAATGATGAACATATTTCTGAATTAATAAGTACTAAAGCAGTTATTAGTGATTTAGAAAGGGAAATTATAGAAGTGGATGAAAAACAGACTAAAAGACAAGCTGAAAAATATTTTAACAAAATTATAAAATATAAATATGGCTCTATTGAAAATGCTCCAGAAAATGAGTTAAAGGAAATGGAAAGTCATAAACAACATTATCTAAAAACAAAAAGTAATTATTACGGTGATAGAAAAGCGAGACAAAGAGTTTTTGAAACTATTTTAGATATTGTTGAAGAAAAACCAGAATTGGAAAAAACAGTTTTAGTTGCTAATGATTTTATTAAGAATGATAATGGAAAAGTTATTGCAGATATATGCATAAAGTCTCAATATGGGTCAAAAAGAGAATTTTATGTAATAAATATGGGTGCTAAAGCCTTAGCTAGATGTACAGAGAATTTTTTTAAAAAATTATCTGAAAATTCACCAAATGAAGCAATATCTATTCCTGGTGATAGGAAAACCATAGAAATGCAAAAAATGATTGATAGAGCTTATATGAATTATCCTTTTGAGAGTGATTACAAGATGTGTTTTGTTAACGGTGATTGTACAAAATGGTCAGCTGCCGAAACAATGGGATCATT